TCAACCGCCGTAGTGCGGAACTCATAGCTGACGATGTGCGTCGAGAAGTTCGGGCCTTTGTGTTCCCGGTCGTAGCTCACTCCCAAGCAAACGAAATTGTCAAATCCCGTCAGCGTGGTTCCGTAGTCGATCGGCATTGAGGGCTGGATCGTCAACGCCGTGTCGAATGCGCTGTCGCAGGTCACGCGGAAGACTCTCGTAATAGACGAGTTGTCCGGCCCGCTCGATTGAGCGCCCGCCCCGTCCGAGATTTCCTTGAAACTGACGACAGCCATTTTTCTTGTGATCCAATGTCTGGTTTGTTACGTTGCTGGGATTGCGGGGCTATTCTCAAACACGGGGGGAAACTGCTGTGCATTCGGTGCTGTATGTTCTTTCGGTGCTGTGCTGCATGATCGGGGCCGCGCTTCTTGGGATGGCGAAATCCGTCATGCACGAACAACTGGCCGGGATTGTTTTTGGCATTGGAGCGATATTCTTTTGCACTGCTGCCGTTATCCAAGTCTTAGAGCGAATCTCCCAAAGGCTTGACGATGACGATTAGTCGATCTGCCCAATCACGAAATTCGCTTCCTCTCGGCCTGTCATCTTCCGGCCCAGCTTCTTCTCGATTTTCTCCTGTAGCTTGTTGAGCTTTTTCAATTCGGCTAATTGATCTTTCTGCACATCCTTGCCGCCCGGCCCCACGTTCGCCCGCAGAACATCGAATGCCTCCTGGGAGTTGCGTTCCAGGGAGCCGACCTGGTTCGTGGCCGCCTTCTCTTCCATGCCGGGCGGACCAAGGCTCATGTAAGCGTTTTCCAGTCCCGACAAACCGCTGCCGATCCAGTCCCGCATATACGCCTCGGCCTGAATTTTCCCGGCGGACTGCATCTCTTGAGTCTTGACCGCCGCCGCCGCCGCCGTTGCGATCTCCTTCTCTTCCTCTTGCTTTTTGAGTCCTGCTTGCAATGCCCCGAACATGCCGCCGACTCCGGCATCTTTCGCCTTGATCCCGAACGCCTCATCATAGGCGGCCTTAGCATCTTTAAGGCTCATGCCAGAACCGAGCGCCGTGATAACGAACGATGTGTATTGAACCGACTCGGCCATCTCTCCGAGTTTCTCTACGGTCTTGATGACGATATTGGAGAACCCCTCAAAACCTGCAATCAATTTCGGCATCAGCGGCAATAGCTTTTCGTTGGCAACCGCGCCGATAGTTTCCATTGCATCGCCCCAGGCGTTCTCCGCTTGCTTGATGGGATCAACCAACGCCTTGGCCTGTCCGCCGAACTGCGTTTGCATCTCCTTCAAGATGATCGCTTGAGCCTTGGCAATCTGTCCGGTTTCTTGAAGTGCCTTGATCTCCTGTTTCTGCGATTCGGAAAACTGAATCCCGCTTCTCGCAAGCGCTGCAATACCCTTGGCTGGGTCGTTCAACGCCTTGCCGACTTGCCTAATCGAGGATTGTAAGTCCTGGCCCATGAACGCCGACAAGTCTTGAGCGCTCGTCAAGGCTTCCGTGAACACGCTGCCTTTAACGTTCGTGAATGAACCCAGGATGGCCGCCGCGTTCACGGTGTCATCCGCATCGAACGATGTCAGCTTTTGCCGTTCTGCGGCGAACGCCATCACCTCGTCCTTGGCGATGCCAGCCGCTTCGCCCGTGGACTTGAAAACCTGGGCCAGTTTTCTTTCGGCAAGCGCCGCTTCCTGCGCCTCCTGCATCGGGCCGATCATCGCGCCGAACGCGCTCTTGACGGTGTTCGCCGCAAGGCCGATGTCCGCCAGCATACGGACAGAACCCTTGACGAACCCGCCGAGACTTCGCTTGCCTTTGTTGAGGTCCGCAGCGAAGCCGGAGGCATCCGCCCTTAATGCGATTACGAGGTCGCCAAAGGATTCGGCCATTACCGATTCACCGCCATTCTGACCGCCGCTACCATCGCGTTGGGACTAACGTAGTCATCCTTGGACTTTTTCTTTTTGACTTTCCAGGGAACGAAATCGGGGGGATTGAGAACCGGCAAATCCTTCGCGCTGGAAGTCCCCGCCGCGATGATGTTGAGTCGATAGCAGATTTGGGCAGCCGCCGTCGCGATTGTCCAGCAAACCTTTTCCAACCCGATTGGCATGATTCGATGTTTGGCAATCCAGCCGTCCATGTCCTCTGGCGTCATCTCCTCAAGCATCGCGTCCACGTCTGCGCGCCCGCAGGCTTCCGCTAGTTCGTAGTGGAAGAGTCGCCGTGGACGCCTGCGGAGTTTTTTTCAACGGTCGCAATCTCGCCTTTCTTGAATCCGCAAAAGACCTGGCACTCCTCTTGGAGATAGGCCATATCTGTTCCGTCCTTTTCGCCCATCGCTTCCACGTCGGCTTCCGAGAGGATGCGTTGCCCGTTCTCGTCGCACAGGCAAAGGGCAATCAATCGCCGCCGACCGGCTTTGAGTGAGTCGTTTGTGACTTCGCCGCTCTTGTCCCGCAGGCTGGCTTCGTAGGCTTCCTTTTCAGATTCCATCAGAGAGCGAATCCAAACCCACGCATCGGACGCCGGGAGATAGACCTCCTTGATTCGCCGTCTGCTGGGGGCTAGGAAATCTGCTCGCGAAAGGAATCTCCTTTGGCCGTTACTCGTCGTCATCGTCATCCTCTTGTTTGGAGTAGTATTCCGCCTCACAGCCCGCGCTCCACTTGGGGCCAGGGATCCAGGTGTCGCCCTTTTTTCCATCGGGCTTGTAGCCGATCATCAAGCCTCTGTCGTAGGCGTCTAAATCTTCCTGAGCCACGCCATGAGTCAATCGCTCATAGGCGTATTTAGCTTTCTCAAATGCTTCGGGACTCATGCCCGCCGCGTCCGCGCATTCCTTATCGTGCGGTTCCGCCACGCCCTGTTTCACCAGGAGATAGGCTTTGGGATCGTCGATGATCGCACCTGCCTTGTGGCCTTGGGGATCTCGCTTTAGCTTGCCACCCGGAAGGCGCACGAGCTTAGGCATAACTCGAATGAGTCTAGCTTTCATGGTTCACTCAACTTAGCTTGGGAAAGTGATCGACCCGTCCAGCTTGAAGCTGGCCGTGAATTTCACGCCGTCATTCAAGACGATGTTTCCGCCGAGAGTCGTCCCGGCGGTTTCATAGGCCCATGTGGTCGTGCCAGAATCGGCAAACGTGATAGCGTGACCTTCTGGCCCGGTCACGCCAGACCCAATCAGACGGTCTGTGATGATCTGGAACGATGACAGAACTGGATCCAGGAATCCTTCAACGTTGGCCGAGCCTCCCTCGACGCGCCCCGTCGGCTTGTGCGGAATGCCGACGCTGCTGTTGTCCAGCGTGTCGGCCTCGAACGTCTCGGAGGAGTGTTCAGGAAGGTCGATAGAGATAAGTTGGGCGATGGCCGTTAATACGGTTGAGACTTCGATCTCATACACGCTGCCTTTGCCGCGAATGATGGCCATGCTTTACCCCGTATAGTCGATCTCGAAAGTTACGATCGTCACAAACTCTTGAATCTGTCCGCCGGAATCGGGCGGGTCGAACGTGTCGTCTTCATCCACTTGATGGACGGCAAGAATAGTTTCCGCGCCGCCCGTCGCTCCGCTGAAATCGTCCAGATAGTCCGATACCACCTTTGCCAATGCCGCCGCTGAGGTTTGGGTTTTGCCCCAGCACTCAATGTCAACCTCGCAATGCTTGGCCGAGAGGAATCCCGACAGCCCCTTGTATTTCTCGTCGCTCACCCGGTCGATCACGATGTAAGGCAGCGACTCTCCCTGCCTTGCCGCCGTGACGAAAATCCGTGTTCCAACAACGTCCGTTACCGACGATTGAGCCGAGAGCAGAGTTCGTAACCCCTCGCAAATCATCCACCCCTAGCCTTTGCTCTGGCCCGTGCTTTCTTCTTTTTCGCTTCCGCTTTGATCTTGGCTTTCATGGTCGCGATGATGATTTTCCGCGCCTGCGTTTTCGTGGCGTTGAATCCCTGCCGGACAACCGGCGGCCCCTTCGGCATCTTTCCCGTTCGCTTGCCCTTGTCAGTTGTCCGCTCCTTCGTGCCGAGTTCCCACCAGTGGACGTTTTCTTTGCTGATGCCAACGCCGGGCCGCTTCGAGTCGCGCTCCTTTTTCGACTTCGTTTTCTTCCCGACGCACAGGCCGACCTTGGCATCAATCGCGTATCGTTCCTTCGTTTTCTTGAACCGCTGTCCCACGGTTTTCTTGACGCTCTTGGCCTTCGGCGGAATCGCCTTTCGGATGCCTCGTGCAATCACCGTCATTCCCTTGGATATGCCCGCCCTGGCTGCCGACTTGGAACCCGTGGCGATTAGCTTCTCAATCTTCTTGTTGATAATCTGATCGCCGTGAACTTCGGTGAAAAACTTGAACACGCTACTTCGTTTCCTTCACCTCGATCTGGACAATCCGGCGTTCTTCGTTCACGTCATAGGCTGCCAGAATCTCGAATCGCCGGGTGTCGAGTTTCAATCTCCACTTGGGAAGAATCCCCCGTGTGAAGTTGGTCGATACGGTTTCGAGCATCGACCCTTGGTCCGCCCTGACCTGCTTTGCCGAAACGAACTCCCGCCCGGCCCGGCTTGTGAACTTCGCCCTGATCGTTCCCTCATCCGTCCAGTTGGCATCGCTCGTGTAGTCAATGTGCCCGTCCGCTCCCGCCGTCCCCGCTGGCGATTGCACCGTGAGCGTGTAATACCGCCCGCTCGACTGCGAATCGCACCCGCAAGACGATTCCTTGAGCATTACAGCCCGCCCTCCCACTTGAGCCGGTCAATGAAATGCCAGTATCCATCGCCCACGCACCGCTTGTTGTACAGGGCATCCATCGCGAGCATGATGGCCTGATACGCCACGCGCGGAACGCTCGCCGGATACCCGGCCACGAAAGTCACCGTCACTGCGTTCGGCATCTCCTTCGCCGTCGGCCAGCCCGTGCTTGAAGCCGCGGGCCAAATCCGTGCCGGAGAACTCTTGAGGTCCGTATCGTAGAGCGATGCCGAGACGGTCTGCGAATCGCCGTCGAGGTCCGTGTAAGTCACCGAACTCACGCTAATCACCGGCGGCTTTCGTAGCTCGATTTCCTCGCACGGAAATTCATCCATGTAGAGCGCCCACGTTTGCCGTGCGAGCGCCCGCTGTGAATCCCGTTCGACCATATCCACGGCTACCGGAATCAGGTCGTTAAGTTCCAGTTCATCATCATCCGTGAGCGTGCCCAGCTTCAAAGCGCGTGCGACTTCGTTGACCGTAACCGGCATGTCGGACGGCTCCACCGTCCTGGTAAGCCAGGATTTCACGTCGCGGAAGGCGCGGCTTTGAGGATAGGCATAGTAGGAAGTCACCCTAGACCACCTTGTAGTAAAGAACCAAGACGCCCGATTTCGTGTTCCCCGCCGCCGCCACGGTCACGGTGATCGTGGAACACACCGCTGGATAAGCGGCGATGGGCGCGGCCCCGTCCGTGAGATTGAAATGCACCGTCTCCGTGTTGGTCGTGTCCCGGTCGGCCAGGTCATCAAACGAACCTGAAAGCAGGTTCGCGCCTTCATCGTCCGTGAGCGTGATGTCGTAATCGTCCGTCGGCCCGTCCGTGGGATTCGTGACACCCTTGAGAAGAAACCCGTTGACCTTGAGCGTCGTTCCCGTGGCATCCCCGCTGCCGTCGCTCGTCCATGAGCAGATGATCTTGCGGACCGCGCCACGGCTGCCGCCGTTCTTGTCGTGGCCATCGTCGTAGGTAAACGTCATCGCCATGAGCCATCCCCCTTAGCGAAGTTGGAAGACTCGATAACCGGCGATGTGCAAGATCGGGTCGTTTGTGTCTCCCGTCTGGCACACAAAGGAGGGG